TCTTCAACCAACTTGAGTAAGTCAAATGCTCTAAAAGACATATGTTACTCCCCTTCTATTCGTATTCAGGTGTTTGGTAGCTTGGTGGGTTTTTAAATCTATCTCTTCTGAAAGAGCCTTCAATGCGGTTAGTGTTCTGTCTTACAGCTTCTACTGTACTCTTAGTAATGCCACCAGCTAGTACCCCTACCGAAGCACCTGAAGTTTTACCTTGATACTCTAAGTTATCTGCTAGTGAGTTGTAGTGTGTAACTAAGTCAGAGTAATCAGCTTTTAAAGCTCCACTAAGTTCTGTGTTTACTTTCCTAGAATACTTAGATGCTATAGCTCTAGCAATCCAAGCTCCAGAGTAGTACACGTTGTCACCATTCTCCCCTAGAGAGAAAGTAACCTCTTCGTTTTGTACTTGCTGGTCAGTCGTGTCAGTATCACCAACCAATAGTCGTACTGTATTGAGACGACCAGAAGCCGTAGTTGTGTTTAGATCCGTTGGATCGTAAGACCAAGCCATTTAGTCGTCCCCTTTGTTTATTCTCCGAGAATGTTATCTCTTATTTTATAGTAATCTTCTGTTATCCAGCGATTGTTATTTAAGAACCGACGAATAAGACCTCGTTGCTTATCATCTATCTTTGACTTCTTACACTTCTTAGTATTAAACTCTGCTGTGCTAGAGGTTCTACTCTTAACTTCGCTGTTAAGTAAGTTCACAAGTGTTTCAAGTTGCTTACCAGAGAACTCTGATAGTCTATCTCCAACCTTTGTCTGAACTACTAATTCTTCATTGTGGTACAAGTAACCAGAAGCGTATAGTATTGCAACTTTATCTTGATGCAAACCTCGCTCTAACCAGTTAAAATGTTCTCCACGTTTCCAATCTCGATTGTCTGCGCTAATAGGCATTTTTATAAAGACAGGCCAATCAACCTGCCATCCCAAGTATGATGGGTGCATAGGACTACTCCGTTATAAGGATACTGTTATGTTCTTTTATTATTTGGGTGCAACCCCAAGCAACTAAGCTCAGGGTTCACCATTATCTATATTATTAGTTCTTACTGAACGATAGCTGAGAAGAAGTATCCTAAGTCAGCACCAACGACTTTCATGTCGTATGCCATTTTAACTTGGATATGTTCTGCAACTTGCTGACGCTTAAGAGCATCGTCAGAATATGATTCAACAGTAACACCTAAGTTGTTTACACTTGGGATATTGTTCCAAGCGAATGTCAAACCAGCCGCAGGTGTCATAAGACCTGAAGAGCGTGGTGTGTGTACTAGTAAAGCATTTTTACCGCCTATGAAAGCAGATGATTCTGCTAAACCTTCAGCCGCAGTATTTTCTACTGCTTCCATTACTAGGAAGTTTTCCATTCCGAAGATTTCAGCTAGTTTACCGTCTGTGATCAATGCAGGGTTGTTGATAGTAGAACCACCATTCAAACGTGCAAGGATATCAGGGTGGTTAACCAAGATGTCACGAACTTCTTTACCAACAACCATTGTGTTTGGCTTGAAACCACCAGAAGTTAATTGCATAGCGCGTGCGCCAGTTGTTACGTCTGAGATAGGTGTTGAGTTTGTGTAGTCATTCCAGTAGACTGGAGTTCCAGCACCACTAGCCGCACCAGCTACGTCTGTTGTCCAAACGCCAGCTTTGAAGAATGTATCTGCAAATGCTTTTTCACGATGGATTAAAAGACGGTTAGTAAGTGTTTGTGCGCCAGCAGAACGTATTTCTAACATTGCATCTTCGTTAGCAAGTGTTTGCTCGTCGAAGTCCATGCCTAGACCATAAACGTCTGCATAGTATGATGAGTTAGAAAGAGCCATACCGATACGATTCACTTCTGTACGTGGTGCTAATTTCTTAACATCACCAGAGCGATTCATATTTGCGCGGTCATAAATGTAGTATTTATCAGACTGTCTTTGTACGCCCACTGTTGGGAATACTTTGTCAGCGATAAAAGTAGATTGTTCTTGTACATAAGCAAGCGTTAAATTAGATAACGGCTGATCTATATGTACTGAAGAGGGAGTTAATAATGGCATTATGTTATTCCTTTAAAATGCTGATTTAGGCCGCTACGTTGCCACCTTGGATCATTTCTATTTCGATGATTTGTCCATCTACACCAGCTTCACGGGCATAGCCTAAGATAACGTCACCAGTTGCGGCTGTTAAAGCATCACCAGAAGCGTCTGTCTGTACAGCGGCTCCAGCGGCAATAGTACCACCAGCAGTTACCATGACTGAACCAGAAACGGTTACAGTTACAGCTTTACCAGCACCTGCGCCTACGATGCAAACACCGATAGCGTTTTCGCCAGCAGAATCAGCTAGGTCTACTTGACCATCTGACTCAAGAGTTACGAATTTGAATTGTGCTGAAGATAAATCTTCCCCAGCGATGAAAGTACGGTTGTCACGAGACTGCATTACCGCCATGATTATTCCCCTTTGTAGGTTTTGTTAATAAGTGACTTACCTTCGTCAGTCCTAGCTACAACAGCGTAAGCCTTTGCGTATTCACTTTTCTTTAGTTGGTTGTCGTCCATGTAGGACTTTACAAGACTATCTAGTTTGTCTGAAGATGAGGCGAACTCACCATCTACATCTGACTTACCAAATTCTTCCATAGATGCGCCAATAGATGCGTCACACGCCTTTAGTGCTTCCATGATTTTTTCTTCTTCTGCGAATTTCTCTACTAGAGATTTAGCTACAGCTATATCAAAGTTTGGTAGAGCTTCTTCAGCACTCTTAGTTAGAGCAACATCAGCTTTTTCTAAAGCCGCCGCTTCAAGTGCTTTTAGGACTGGAGCAGGGATGTCAGATTTAACTACCATCTCACCTTCTATGTCCATCATTTCTACTTCAGCTTTCTTCTCGATTGCATCAGCAGTTATAACGTAGCCGTTGTCTATAAGACCTTTACGAAGTGTTTCATTTTCAGCCTTGAGAGTTTCTACTTCAGCTTCTAGAGGGTTAACCTCTTCTGCTTCTGATTTCTCAGCAACTTCTTCTGCAACTTCTTCAGCTTTTTCCATGTCATATCCAAGGGCTTTCATCGCATCTGCGCGACCACAACCTTTGTCTTTCATGTAAGCGGCTACTTTGGTTTCCATTTCTTCATTCATTTTATTAATACCTTCAAAGGAATTGTCACGCTTGAAGAGGCTAACCATTGCCTGTGCATTGGCTGGACGATCCACTAGGGAAAGTTCTTCAAGGTGCAAGTTTTTTAGGAGATTAGGCAAGTTAGATTTCCTCCTTAATAGCACGTCCACCTATAGAGAACGCGGCGAGTTCACCAGACTTCACCATTGCCCAGACATCATCGTCGAATACTTTGTAAGCGACAACCCATCCTTCACGGTCAGACTGGATACCTAGAGAATCACCAATTTCTTTAGTGATCGGGAGTGAGTGTACAACGACACCTACTTGATCCCCTGTGTGCATAGCCTTGCCGACTCGCACATGCTCCATAAATTCATTAACAGCTTTAACTAAAGTCTCAGCCTCTATTACATCACCTTGTCGATCTACTACAGCGTCACCCTTTTCGGTTACTACTGAAGCCCAACCATAGACTAATCGTTGTTCGTCGTCAGTCTTAAGGATCTTACCTTCAATATTCGCTTTAGTCATATCACTCACCGATGTATTTGATTGCCACATACGACATGACCAGTAGCCAGCCGTTGTTTTATCTTTCTTGCTATCACAATTATGTCTAGCTCTAAAGTTAGCTCTAGCTTTAGGATCATCTCGACGAATTTCCATGTTAGGGTCGCCGAATGTAACTCTCTTAACCTTACCTCCAGACTGTACAAACACTTCAAACTTCTTGTTGCCACCTTTGATACGTCTAGGCTTGTTTAAAGTAACCTTCTCACCTTGATAATCAGCTTTAGCAAATTCAGTCTTCATGATCTCTTGTACAATGACCCTGAGAGCCTCTATACGATCCACTGAGGGGGCTTCAGCTTCTTCCATAGGCTCACTGCCCTCGTAGAAGGCTAGATACGCCTCATGGCTCTCTGCTGGCATGTATATAGCTTGCCCATTGTAGTCAGATACGTGAGTAGCTCCACCAAGTCCTAAATCCATAGATCTAGAGATAGCTTCAGGTTCTGTAGTAAAGATATCATTAGCATATTTTGCTTTACGTAAAGTAGAAACTTTGTGTCCTACCATTTGACCTGTAGGTTTACCTTTATCGTCAGTTATTTCAATACGTGCCGCAGGTTCTTCTTTTGTACCTGTTATTTTAACTGGTATGTTAGGTACTGTGCCATCTCTTACTATTTGACGTACAATACCACTAGCAGTTCCACCAGATGAGTTCCAAGATACTTTAGATCCGACTTTCATGATAAATTACCTTATGTTTCGTTCTTAATTAATACACCTTGGAAAGATGCGCCGATTGCTGTGTTGGTAGTGTCTGTAGATACTCTACACTCTAAATCTGTCTTCTCTGCAAACCCTTGTGGGTACTTAAATGACTGTATTAGTTGATTGCTTTGTATTACTTGTACAAACCTTGTCCTAAACACGTTAGATCCGTGATCTCTGCTGTTAAACTTACAGTGAACTAGCTTTTGAGCTTGAGATACAGCCGCAGTAAAATTAATCTCGTCTATATATAGTGTATGTCCAGCAGGTACTGTATAAGCGGCTATCTGTGTCTGATTACCTATGCTTATACTAGCATAAACTGAAGAGTTAGGAACTCCGCCTGTAGCACCAGAAGAACCTATGTATATAACACCACTAGTTCCTTCGTTAGAACCTGCAAGTGTAACAAAAGATCTGTATACTCTCAAATACGACAACTGAGTAGCTACTTGTGTCTGTCCGTTAAGAGTTATAGTCTCTTCTATTTCATTGTAGTCTTCATCTAGACCTTGTATGAGAATAGTTCTAGCTCCTATGCCAGTACCACTATCATTTGCACTTGTACTACTTACAAACATAGTAACTGCATTGTCTAACCATATGTAGTCACCAGCATTACCCCAAACTGTTTCTTCTGTAGTATCTACGTCTGGGTTATATCCAAACTTGTATAAAGATCTATATCCTTGAGAGTGACCTCTAGATACAGCTAGATCAGTATGATCATATATTCTTTTAGGCCAACCACCAAACATCTGCTGTACCACCTGTTCATATTGTTCGTTAGGATCTGCGGCATCTTCTACATCTGGTCTACCTGTTAAGATACCACCAGCGGAAAATGAGTTGATCTGAGTTATCGGGGTTGAGTTTACTACTGGGTTTCCAGTAACAATAGGAGATGCTGTACTTACTTCATCTTCAATCGCTGTAGCATTAGATACTATAGGAGAACCTGTATCAGTATTACCTGTAGTTAGTAAATGATTTTGACCTACAGCGGAAATAGAGACTATAGGTTGACCTGTTGTAGTATTACCTGTAGTCAATACATGTAACTGACTTACACTAGAAGTAGAAACTGAAGGTTGACCTGTAGTAGTATTGTTTGCACTTAAGTTCTGTAATTGAACTAAAGAAGAGGTATCTACTATAGGCTGACCTGTAGTGATGTCTATTACATTCGTAACATGTACTTGAGTTATTGCAGTACTCTGAACTACAGGAGCAACAACAACAAAGCTATTTGCACCTATGTAGTTCTCGTTAATAATAGGCTCACTAGCTTGAGTGAGTATTAAACTGCTATTTTCCTGTAGAATCCTGCTTGTCATGCTTAATGACCTCTATTATGCAGGATCAGGTATACCGATAGTAAATGACCCTAGTGAAAAAGTATTACCAGACGAAACAACTTGGCTTGCAGTAAGAGAACCTGTTGCAAGTAGACGGGAGTTAGTTGTATCAACTACGGCATAGTGAGTTGCTGTACCGTTGCCAGTTATTGAACCATCTGATATTGCGGCTACTACTACTTCACGTCCACCACCAGATCGGTCTGTAGGTGAAGCAATAGAAAGACTTGTAGAATTACCTAAAGTATAAGTAGAGGAAGCCTCTGCGTAACTTGTAGCTTCTTGGGATGTCAGGTCAATACGATTAGCTTCTGTGTCCAAGACAGTTAGTCCATTGTCTAGAACTCTGTTGTTTAAAGTTGCCATGTTATTCTTCTACCTCTGGTTCTGGATCTACAGTTACATTTGGGTCGTACTCTAGTTCAGCTATATCCATAAGATTCTGTATAACTTCTGGGTGATCTGATACGTTAATATTTGCACCGTTAAGATTACGTAAGAACCCTGCAATCTCACGTAAGTCGTGAGGTGCTACATCACCAGCTTCAATAGTTGGCATTAAGTCATAGTTCAGACCGTTCAACTCCCACAGTCGCTCGACCAACTGTTTGTTGAGAACATCTGTGATCGCTTGGATGTAACTCTCAAGCGCACGAAGGAACAGGTCTGTCTTCGACTTGGATAAGGCGTAAGAACCGCCTTGAGATCCTAGCAGAAGAAACTCGGATAACATTGATCTTGCTATGTCATGCTGATAACGCTTAACGATAGGATCTATGTCTATATTACGTTTACCATTAGAAGCCATAAGTTCTATATCGACTAATCTTTGGTTAGTAGGAGAACCATCTTTGTCTGGGTAGCTATCAGAAGGTAATATTATGTAACCTTGCTCGTTAAACTTAACATCTCTAAGGATCTGTTGTAAATTGTTAACGAAACCTGACTGTGCGGCAGAAGCATCTCCTGATAAGTACTCAGCAGGTATACGAGCTACTGGAATACCAGCTAACTCACGTTCTACTGCAATAGCTTCTATAGCTTGCAGATTATTAAGGTATTCATAAGAAGTATAAGCATTACGAAGAATAGAACGACCAGATGGGTCACCGTTAAGGCTAGTTGTTCTATAGTAAAGAGACTTACTAGTGGGTATATAGTTTCTACCATTCATATAACCTATCTCTTGTTCTATACCTAGAACTTCACCAGTCTTACGGTCTACATCAAACTTACTTATAGTCCAAGGCGCACGAGCGGCTATCTTACGTACACCAATACGTCCGTCTGTGAACTTAGATTGCTTCTTAGGTGATCTCTCTGTTGGACCTACACGTCTCTTATATATAACTTCGTTCCAGCTAAAGCCATACGACAAATTAGAAATAGCTTCTGCTATGTGATCATCAAGAGAATGTTCCATGTCTATCAAGACACTCTCAACAAACTCTTTTTCTTTTATAGCTTCAGCACTATCGTCTACTGCTTTTACGTGCAAGTCTACATCACGTAGTATCTGCTCAACAGCATACATAACAGCACCAATAGTACTATCGTTATCACGCATCTCACGATACTTGCGTATAGCTTTCTTACCTCGAAGTTCAGGTAGGAACTCATCAGCGCGGATTTGACCGTTGTATGTGTTATCACCAGCTACACCTAATGTAGATTTAGCTTTTGATTCTGAGAGTTTCTTTACCATGACAATAATACTTCTATAGTTAACGTGAAAGTCCCTTAACACTAGAATAAGCGAGGGTCAGTTTTGGTTTTGTGTAGCCGTTGAGTGAGAGGTCAGTAATTGCCCATACTAGAGCATCTAATCTATCTGGGGAGCCAATCGACCCTAATGGTTCCCATGTTCGCATTTGTATTTCTAATTCGTTAAGTGAAGCGTCATCTTTAGGGTTTGCAACATGCTTAACTAATCCACGCTCGTAGAGTGCAGATATTGGTTCAGCTCTAGCAAATTTACCTCTAGATGCACGTACAGCTTTGTAAGGTACTGTGTCATCTTCACCGTGTATAGTTGTTTTGACCATATCACCACCTTGATTTACTTCGGCGACAATACGATCAGCTTGATGTAAGTGATATAATTCTATTGCTTTAGAAGCCCAACCTTGAGGAGACAGTCTGTCAGTGTAATCGCCTAATACATAAGCTATGCCATTAACATCTATACCTGCAACAACAATACCTGTCATATCACTCTCAGCATTAGAGGTGACAGCAGGGTCTAGGGCGACAACAATACGGGAAAGGTCTGGCACGTCATCTAACTTAACAGATGCTTCGTCCAGCATGGCAGTTGTCCATAAAGCACCTTGTGCTTCCTCTAAGACTTCTGCGTAAAGCTCTTGCTTACCTAGTCTAGTACCTTCATACTGTTCTTTAACAGCAGTTAGATATGTCTTAGCTAAGTTAGCAGAGTTATCAAAAGTAGACCCTGTAGTAATAGTAGTCTTAGGGTCTTTAAGTATCTGGCGTATCAGTTTAGTTGGCTTCGGGGTGGTAGTCACCATGATACGAGGGTGCTTACCTAGACGCATACAAAACTGTAGCATCTGCCAAGTGTCTATGTCTTTATTCCAAGCGGCTGTTTCGTCACACCAAGCTAATTCAAACTGTGGACCACGAAGACGCTCAGGTTCCTCTGCGGAGAAGAACTGCACTTGCGCTCCATTCTCCCATGTTAGTGTTCTTTTTGTTGGCGACCATTCAGGAAAGCCCATCTTCTTGCCAGCATAGGTTTTATCACCTTTCCAGCATACCGATAGAAAGCCACTCTCTCCCTTAACCATAACTCGTTCTATATCTGAGTTAGTAGAAGCTACTGCGGCTATACGTTTAACGCCACCCTTAACTTGCTCTCTTACCCACTCTACTCCAGAACGTGTCTTACCGAAACCACGACCAGCATTAATAAACCAAGTGTTCCAATCGTCTCCTTCAGGAGCTAACTGATTATCTCTAGCCCAGAAGTTCCAGTCATGCTTTAGCTCTTCAACTTTACGTGGTCCTAATGCCTCAAACAACTCATTAACTTTAGACTTAGGTAGCTCACGTAGTGTGTCAGCCGTTATCTGTCTCTTCATCGGGTTCATTCTTTCCGTTTCACTGCGTAGCGGTGCTACTTCCCTAGTAGCGACATCAAACTGTCTATAGCACTTTCATCTAAGTCGGGGTCAACGTCTTGCTCAACTTCATTCACTGTGCTATTAGGCGACCAACCACCTTTAGATCTTAGGAAGAACTCTGCCGCCTTAAAGTCACCGCCCTTAGCGGCCTCTACGACAACACTCCCTATCTCACCAACTATGTCAGCTTTAGTCTCAGCTATTAGATTGCCATATAGCTTGTAAAAAGTGGCTGTACTAGCAGGTGCATCTTGATACTTCTGTATTGATCCAAGTATGTCTTTCACTGCGACACCATTCTTTATACCAGATACAACTTTCTTAGCTATAACTTCACTATACTTCTTAGCAGGTATCATAAAAAATCTCTCTTAAAATATACAACCCATCGGCATGACCACATCTAATACAACTAAGTGGAAAGGTTCGTCATGGTTGGGAAGGAAAACTGAATAGCTACTACTTAAGTATATACTTACGTTCTCCAACTAGCTAGTTATAAACAGTAAGTAGTATAACCTGTTAGTGAGAAACTTAAGTAGTGCCTCTTATGTATATATAATGTCTAAAATACTGTAAGTGCAAGGTAAGTATTACAACTATTTTACAAGTCGTTGAAATCTAATGATTCTTTTTTTTGTTGTATCATACTTAAGTGGGTAGCGCATGTCAACTCCTTGTGTGTCGCCCTGTCGTAATGACTCCGTGTAGTATGGCTATAATGTACGCTTATGTGACAAAATGACGCAATAACTAACTTTTTTTTGCTTTGGATACTAGTTTCGTTAAGGGCTGGCGCCAAAAAATCGCTGGATGATTCGGAGGGTCCCACAAATGTAATAAATCCTTGCACTAGGGAGGCGAATCGGCTGGCATATCTAGAGTCTATTTGGGAGGGTATAAACTGCTGATATAGGCCAACCGACTCGGCCAAATGTGTTCTAAGTTGTTGATTCCTCCTCTATAATTCTTGCGACTATCAATTTATCGCGGTTATTAGTTAGACCCACAAAAAATAATGCTTCATTACGTGTCT